CTTTGGGTGGGGAAGTGTCCGGTTTCCTATCAAACGGCTGGCCTGCCGTGTGCTCCCGGAAGGGCGAGGAGCAAAATAATAAAACCTGTGATCACACAGCCATTGTGAACAACAGGGGTAGGTGCCCAACTGGTTAGACCTACCAACCCCCCAGACAGTCTCAAAAGAGTGCCTGGGATCCAAAAAAGAACAAACAAAAACCAGTAACGAAAACAATAAAGTGAAAATAAAATTAATTAGTGAAAATAATAATTTTTAAATTTTTAATTTTTCAAATTTTTATATTTTTAATTTTTCAAATTTTTATGAATTTTAAAATTTTCCGTTGTTTTTGTACATTTTAAATTTTTCATTGGTTTATGTTTACACGGTTTTTCCTACTGAACTTGTAATTTAAAAATAATATACAACAGTTCTAAGACAAATAAAAATAGTAAAAACAAAGTTTTCTTAGTTTGCCCTTGGAAATTAAATTTTCGAAATAAATTAACCGTAATTCTTCCCACTCTTCATAATAAAGTTCCCATTGATAACTGCATCAGCTGCCAGTGCTGCTTTCCCAAGCCCGCTGACCACCGGATGTCCAAATGAAGACAGTGCAGAAAATATGGGTACAATGCCAGATCGGTACTTATTATAAGTGGACTTAACACTTCCAGCCATGCTCCTAATAGCAGATAAAAAGGCGTCAACATGTGCTCCATTTTCTGTAAACACATCAACATCTCCAAGCATTCTTGTCGCTGCTCTCAAGTGGTCAATTCCAATTGCATGGTTAGATTGAATGGGCGTTTGGTTTAGTGTGGTATATTCAAAATGAACTGCACTAATGAGTGTGACATTGCAAGGTGTGGCTGCTCCTCCTATTCCTGGAATATTAGGACTAGGCGGCACTAACGAATACAAATTCATTCCTCTAGCATGGAAGACATCTTCGGGTGTTTTCCTACTAACAATGTAACTTCTCAAAGTTGTAGCCACTGTTCCATCCCCTAACAATTGGGTGTCATTGCACGTCCTAAACCCCCTAACTTGAGGTCTCAACCACCCATAAATTCCCTTTTCCAACGGTCCACTATACCGTGAATTGGTCAAACCCATCTCATTCCTAATGTCATTATCAGCTATACTATTCCACCAAGTTGCATTACTCGAAGGTGATACTGCATAGACCATTCCTCCTCTTGATAAAATTGGTGTGGAATTTTTGATGAGCATTGACCCTGCATTGGTCTGTTCCGATGCGAAAAAGGGGACTTTCGTTGAAGCAGAGAATAGTTGACTATTAATTAAATGTTTGGAAAAACACGTCATCCTAGAATCATAATCTACAGAAAGAGAGAAATTTTCCAAATCAAGGTCGGTCGTGGATGGTGTTAATAAGTACAGTGCTCCCACAATTGAAAAGTGATAGTAACCTGACGTTGGTATCCTGCACACAGCAACAAATTGTGGACCGGTTCCCAATGCAAAGCTGCAAGTCATAGAACTCACCTCCTCATCAGCGGAACCTCCAACTCTTGTAGCAAGCAAAGACAAAGTGGATTCGTTTCCATTCAATGTAGAACCACCCAAACTTTGATTATTTACCAACTGAACTGGTGAACTAGTGTTGAATAAGGCGTAAACTATAGTGGCAGTTTGTACTGTTCCTCCATCTCCTATCGAATCTATCCAAACACACCGTTTCCCAGCATAATCTACAGCAACCATCTTAGGTCCCAAGCATTCAATCGGTCCAGATGAGTAAGGCCAGTCATCAAAATATAAGTCCATAGGTTCCCCACCATTTACTTTCCGTTCAACCGATACAGCAGCAGCTCCACCAGGCAAAGCCACTTGCATATTTGAAATCCTAAATTTACCAGGTGACACTTGGTTTGCGTTCATGAAACTACGAACGAGATACCTTGGCTGAATCGCCAAAGCGGCTATTGGCTTAGCACTAGGGACAATTCCCCAAACTTTAGCATCCAAAATTGAAACCACATTAACTTGTTTGTCCAAATCAGGCCACACAGGTCTCCCACCTGGTAATAGTCCACAAACTAAGTTTTGAGCAACCAACTCAGAAACATTCAAATCATAATAGTTAAAATGTTTTGCAACAGCAGAGGTCATGGCATATGAATCTCCAGCATCCGCCCTCAACCTAAGGGGAGATGCCTCATAAGGCAATAGGGTACTTAAAGCCACTGACCTAGCTTCCTTTGAATATCCTCCTGGTAACGACATGGCCCTAGATCTCATTGGAGCTGCTCCTCTTGACATGGCAACCCTCATTCGTTGAGCCCCTGTCGGCTGCCTGTTACCACGTTTCTGTTTTGTCGAAACCACAACCTTCACTTTAGACTTCGGTTTTTTCTGTCCACCTTTAGAACCACCTTTAACTTTAACAGTTATTTTAGGGTTCGGATTACGGCTGTTAGATCTAGATCTTCTTCCCATTAAATGTAAAACAAATGAGTGTCTATTGATTTTTCTCTCGGGCCAGATCATCAGCGATATTTTAAAACTAAAACAATGTTTTCAAAATTATAAATAAATAAATAACATAACAACAATCAATAACTTTTATTTACAATACGGAATTCAAATCAAATTAGGTTCCCGTATCCATCGAGATCATGCGTTCCAAGGCACGATCTCCAATCAAACCAACGGGAGACTCAACGTCCCCCAAAACGTCCAAAAACCTATAATAGTCCTCCAAACTTGCGCCATAAGTGTGATGTAACCAATGCTCCAAGTATTCATTGTCGAAAAACCATTCCTGTTGCCAAGATTCGACATCTACGAAATCTTCATCCATAAATTGCATCTTGTGCTTCACTGAATCCAATTCCAAAATGTTGTTGTCCCTCAAAAATCTATGGTCAGAAATTAATTCAAGCTGTTTTTTGGCAATGTCTGAAATGTAAGGTACAAAACTCGACATAATTAAAGTTGCAATGGACGTCTGATAAACCCATTTATACGGACTTGGTTGTTTGGATTCCGAAATCCCCATTTTATTCAACCTCCTCATCGTAGGGCCCCACTTGACAGATTTCCCACCAAACTCGTCAACCACTGGATATGGTCGCTGGGCCAAGAAAACCATATTCTCCGGTGACATGTGCAACTTCATGTCCCGGGCCTCAAAGCCAAACAAGGCCACCTTGTCCCCAACCAAGGTTGTCATATCAGGAAAATACTTATAAAGAGTCAAACTATCATCACCTAAAACTCCAATCCTGATTTCTTGTAGCGTTCTACGTACAGCATCCTCATCCAAATCTTCCAAGGTATCCACGTTTTGCTCCGCCATACAGTAGGAGGCAACCTGAACTAGCCCGTTAACCAAGGCATTCATGAGTGCCGTATCACTTCGGCCACTCGCATTCATGATGGCTGCGCTAACACACAATCCTGACCTGAATCTTCCACATGGCCGCATCCAACCTTGCCAAACATGATTCACCACTGAATTGCTTAAATCCCAACCCCAATATTTATAAACTTGTGCCAGAAACTCAAAACATTCCAGGCTATAGGTGCAGTCGAACTTTGAGAAGTCATTCTCT